TTGATAGTTTTTGGTGATGAGGAATTTATCGCCACCAGGGACAGATTCTAAGCCAAGTTCAGAGCGCACCTCGTTTCGAGTCATTGCTCCAGAAGAAATAAGCTTATCAATGTTTCCAGCAAGTGCAAACTTATCTCTCTGACCTTCGCCGATGATTACAAATAGATTATTGCGCTCGTATTTCCGTCTTGATACCAAGGCGAAATTAAGCCCATCACTCATTTTCTTAACAAGTGATTGGTAGCAATAACTATTAAACATTTTTTGGCTATTTTCAAGATTGGCCATATCGCCATGACTTAAAGCTGTTGGAATCCCTAAGACGTCCGCGACCTCATCATCAAATTGCCGACGAAGTTTCTTTAACTCATCAACAGAAATATTTGAAGTCCCTGTTGTATTCGTATGCTCGGAATATTCCATTCCATCTTGAGCTGGAACAATGGCAATCGTCTTGGTGCTAAATGATTTAAAAAGACCATCAGCATATGATTGGAGTTTATCACGCATCTGCTGATCAAAACTCCCATTATTTTTGGTTTTCAGAGTTCCTCTGATTTGATTATTCCTAGCCAAGGCCTCGACCAAACGAGTGTGCAACTTCTCGTAATCAGCAAATAAGTCAGAAATATAATCTTGCAGTCGGTTATTGTTGTACTGTAAGAAAATGACTTCACTCATCCGAAAACGCTTCTCAAAGGTATATCCTCTACAAGTTACAAACTCAAACACATCATCATAAACAGCATATTTAGTCCGTGTGTAAGAGTCAGCAACAAGCAACTGGTCATCAGTTGTAAGAAAAATTAGGACCTCATTCTTAGTGATCAACCGATAGACGACCTTTTGCCAAAAATCTGACGCAGATTCGTTCTTGTTAGGTCTTACATTCAGCAAATAGTCCCAATCAGAAGGCTTAGCCTTACCGTTTTCTTGATACTTAAATGCTGACTTAGCAAAAATTCGAGCGATGAACTCGGCTGACTTATCAATCGCTAAGCTTTTGAGTTGCAGATTTCCAAACATCCGCTCAAGATCCTCGAACTCAAACCCAACCTCTGGCACTTCACGCTTAAATAAATTCAGTAACCCCAATGCTCTTCCTCCTTTCTTTTAATTTCTGCCGACCACCCACCCAAATTTATTTTTAATTAAAACTCCCAACTATCAATCATATCTAGGAATTCCCCGACATTTGACTCTTGCACCAGCTCACGCTTGTAGAGAGCAGCTATCAAAGCATGGAAACCATCCGTCTTTCTTCTGACAGGTTCTTTTTTCAAGAAACGCTTGTTGCCATCCTTGTCCTCTTTGACGTAGGTATTATCCGTATACCAAATCATAGAGTTGTCATTTTCAAAGATAAATCGCTCATTTGCGAATCCATCTTCGATGATTGGCGCAACCTTAGATTGAATCGCCCCAGGATTTCTCAAGAACTCATATTCAAACCCAGCCTCTTCTAGCAATGGCTTCAACAAGTCCATTCTGAAACCATCAGCACATACAAGCTCAATCTGATAAAGATTTCTCCATTCTTCCAGCTTAGCAATCAAAAGCCGAGGATCAATACTCGGACCATCAACGATTGTAAACAAGCCTTTTTCTGCCCATTCGTCAATAGGCGCTTTTAGCTTGAAAACTTTCAAAAATGATTTCCGTGCAAATGAATGTTGCTTCCAGATGAATTCATCACCATTCTTAAATAGCAAACCAACGCTTGCAAAGTCTCGAATGCTAGCATAGTCAAAGCCAGCCACACATGAGCGACCTTTCAAGTCTATACCAGGAGACCGTAGACAAGCCACTAACTTATCTCGAGAGGTCACATCTTTCTCAAGGTCCGCTTCGGGAAGATTCATCCGTTTTGTCATGAACTCCTGACGGCCAGAAGGTTCCAACACAAGGTCATCATAATCGGCCTTTGTTCTAGCAAGCAACCTTTTAGCATAAAGCGTACTTTCATCCAACATCGGATTTGCCTTTGACCAGTTTTTCATGTCATCCACCTCATCCGCATTGTCTAACTTGCAGATGAAAGGGAATAGCCTAAAATCATCAACCTCTCCATTCAAGATTTGCATAGACTTCTCTATCAACTTGTCATAGAATCCCTCACGCACATACCCATTCGTACCGTTGTAGAAAGTCCGAGCATGAGCGATTTTACCAAGACCAGACCTTTGAACCTTCACGGCCTTATCATCTTCAAATTGGTGGATCTCGTCAAACTCAAGACAGCCATCACGAGCAGAGTCCATCGTTTTCGGATTATTCGTCCTAAAAGAAAAGACCGAGTTATTCGCTCGACCTGTAATAGACATTTTAGTTAGATAGAAATGGTCCTCAAGACCACGCCTTTGGATAGTCTCATAGACTTCCTCAAATGATACCTTGCCCTGTTTCTCAGAGTTAGCAGTGATAGTCACATCATAATCTCTGATAGGGTAGATAGGACTGATAAAAAACGAAGACCTGGCAGACATGAAACCATTCTTACCACCCCCACGAGCTAAAGTATACAGATACTCATCAAAGTGTGGCTCCCCATCCTCCTTTCGAAAAAGAAAGATAAACGGAGTCAAGAAAAGCTGGTATTTCGCTAGAGGAAAAAAGTTCTTTTCCGTAAACCGAATGAATTTCTCAATCAGGTCATTATCAAAATATAGATCATCACGAGGATAGATTTTCTCTTTGATGATTTTAAACAGCAACTTTCTTTCTTCGTTGACGACGATTTCTCCACTCTCGGCCATTTTGATGTAGTCATCAACCAACGGATGAGAAATCATAACAGATCACTTCCAGACGTAGGTTTCTCAACAGGAGAATTTTCCACCTCAAAATCAAACGATCGCTCAATAGCTAAAAGCTGATTGCTTGTTGTGTTGATTTCCTTGATGAGAGAATTCGCTTTTTGGAATCTTTGTTGGCCATTGTGGACAGTGACGACAAGTCCGTCCTCATGCAGACGAGCCTTCAGCTCATAAAGTAACCTCACAAGATAAATATAGCGATTGACTTTTTCATACTGAATCGCATCCTTTTTTCTAGGACTAAAATAGCCGATTTTAGAAAGTAGCTGATTTTCTAATTCTTTTACATTTTTTTCCGAGTATTCTTCCATTACCCCCCACCCCCTTTGTTTTTTTGTTAAAAATTTGGACAGTTAACCCCTCCCACCGGTTCCCAAAACCTTAAAAACACTGGATTTTTTTGACCGGGGGGTGTTATCATCCCCAAAATTCATCTGTTCTGAAATTTTTCTCAATCATTTTTTTAGATTTTCGAAATTGGAAGCGACCGTGACGTTTATTGTGGCATTCTTTGCATAGAGTTCTTAAGTTATCTAAGTCAAGAGCAAACTCTGGATAGAACTCTAGCTCCTTAATGTGGTCAACCTCTAAGTTCTCTGTTGTAACTTTACCTTCTTCTCTGCACCAAACACATTCGTAGTGATCACGTTCGAGTGCAAGTTTACGAAGTTCTCTCCATTCGCTAGAATTATAAAACTCTGTTCGGTCTGCTCTGGTTGAAACTTCAATCATTCGATTATTGATGTTGATGCTTTGAGCTCGAATTTATTTAGCTTGTCAATGCAATTGTTCAAGTGTTCGATTGCTTCGCAACATTCTTGAATTAACTCTTTTAATTCTGAGTCATTTTCAATTTCGACTCCAACTACAATTTTTCCTAATGGTTTTTGGTTGGTTGTTCTTTTATTAGATAGTCTTTTAAAAGTGCCTTTCATAACTATGTAAACTCCTTTGTTTCTGCTCTCTCAATTCCTTGTTTTACATATTCTAATGAATTCGCTATATGAGTTTTAACTCAGACTTATCAAGCGTTTATCCTGCATACATAAAATGAAATCATCATAACCTCAAAACAATGAATTGATATTAAAATAAAAAAATTAAAAGCCCTGAAACTTTGTCATGGCTCGGTCTTGTGAATCTTGGTTTTTGCCAATATATCGTAGTGAAATGCTTTGGCTTGAATGGTTCAGTAGGTCCATTATCAGAGCGACATCCTTGGTTTGTTCGTACATGAATAAGCCAAAGGTCTTTCTCATCGAGTGAGTCGCTATATTTTCCAGACCAACCTCTTCAGCAGCTCTTTTAATAATCTTGTAAGCTGTGTTAGGTTTTATGTGCTGATGCTTTCCGTTTCGACTAGGAAAGAGGAAGTCTTCATCTTTCTTGTCTTTGATGTACTGCCTCATGGCATTCTTGAATTTCTTTGGCATCTTTCGTTTGGTTGGCTTGTCTGTCTTTTCATCGACGATCTGGACGTGCCAACCTTTAACGTGCTTTACTTTTAGTTTGACGATATCACCAATACGAAATCCCAAATTAACACCAGAAAGGAAGAGCATGAGGTTACGTTGTCTATCTGACTCTTTGACTGCACTATGCAACGTCAGCCATTCAATCATAAGCTGAACATCATCTCTATTTCTGATTGGCTCAACAACTACCACATATCCTCACCTCCTTTTTAATGCACAAAAAAAGCAGAGGTTTCCTCTCTGCTATTCTTCATGATACTAATTTACCACATTCTTTTTGTCAATTCTATATGTTTTTTTGACAACTTTACATAAAGAGCAAATTTGAAAGTGTATCGAGAATCACTTCACGTCTTCTGTAAATCTGCTTGCTGTGTCTATACAAGTACCCAGTTTCTCCGTTCTCCATGATGTGCCAAACTTGAATCCAGTCGTATCCAGTATGTTCTCCCCAGCGAAGATAAAAGATTTTTTTGTCATCTGGTTCTAGATCCTCTAGTAATTGGGAAATAGCGTTTTGGAGATTTTCTAATCTTAAAATCATAGGATCGCTTGCATAAGCAACCGCTAGATTCTCCGACCTGTTGACGAATGTCCCACTGCCACTTGCTCCAGTATCATCAATCCCAGGAACAGTAAGATGCTTAACTTCGTACAAACGTTCTAGCTCATGCCTGCGTTGACCGATAAGTTTGTCAATCTTTAAATATTTATCATCGAGTTCGAATTCAAGATAATCCCTTCGTGCTTTTGTTAAGTTCTTTTTGACCAAACCTTACCTCCCGTGTATCTTTTAGATTTAACCCATTTGATAATCTTACCGTCGTTATTGTTATTGTGATAATCCGGCAGTCTTGCTGTTGGACTTTCTTTGTAGATGATTTTCTCAACTGCCTGAATTGCAGGTAGCATTTCATCATCTACCCATCCAACTAACCAAGCAGGATTCACATCATAGGTTTTAGCAATCATTTCAATTTGCTTAATGGACGGATATCCACCTCTCTCATACAAATGAATTGTGTTTTGTGAAACACCCGTGTCCCTAGCCATATCTTTGACAGAGAGACCTAGGTCCTCTCTAAGTTCTTTCAATCTCAATTCCATGCTATAAACCTCCTTTCTAAGTAATTATTTTGTTAAATTCTTCCAGACACATGTTCGACCAAATGAAACGATTGATTTCTAAAAGTTTCTCGCTCCCCATTTTTTCAAGTCTTTGATAAAGCCTGATTTTAAATAACGCTTGATTTTGTTTCGAAAACCTGGTTCTTTTTACTGATAATGTTGCTATAAACGATAATGCTTCGCCATAAGCGCGAATTACACATTTTGCTAATATATCGCTATTTCCCCCTTCTCTAACAACAATTGACACATTAATTGGTTCGTATTTTAAAACCTCAGCAAATTTGACTATATCTTGTTTGTTGTCTGTCTTTCGAGAGCCTGAATATGGGTATTTTTTAGGTTTCATTGCCTGTCCTTTCAAATAATTTTCCCTTCGAATATCAGAGTGATCGTCCCTGTTCCATCTTTGTGTTTAGAAACCAAAGCACGACAATCTGAACCAAACTCAACTCCTTCAATTGTGATGCTATTCTTCACTCTATCAACGTTGATAATAGAATCATTCGATGTTTTTATTCTCATGTTCCATCTCCTCAATAAGCCAGTCAAGATTCTTTCTGGCTTTCTTCAGATCTTCGAGACCGTTTTTCTTCGGATGTCGTAGTATGTACTTCAAACTGTTACCCATATAGAACCCTTTCAGCTCCTCGTCTGTCATGAAGTTCCTCAAAACATCGATAGATTCCATGCCATGCCGACCTTGGTAGTGGCTCGGTTTGTTTATATTGTCAATTTTTTCTGGTTTCATTTCTTCTCCTCCAAAAGTTCTGAATTTTCATAAATGTTGCCTATAATTTCATTTATGTCAGTCTCTGACCACAGTTTGCTAGCTAATTGCTCGCAATCGTTCATAATCAACCAAGTGCCCTCAATCATGGTTACAACACCTGTGATTGTTTCATTTTCCGTTGTTGGCTGGGTTCGTACTTGTCTTACTACATCCCCCTCAAAGATTTCCTTACCGTTCTTGTCTTTGAGTCCTGTTGATTGCATGAGATGAAGGTCATTGTTTACTATCCAGTCACCAGCGACTGAATCCTCATCAATAATCCAAATGTTGCCACCACCAACCATAACTTCGTCTGGTTGATACATACGATTTAATGAGCCACCATCATACGCTCTAAATTTTGGTGCTTCCATTTTACAAATCCTCCTCTTTTACGAACGTACCATCTATCCAACGACCTTTTCGGTCTTTGATTTCTTGGTAAGCCAGTTCAAAACATTCCTCAAAACTATAACCAAGCGATTTACTGATTGATTTTAGATAACCGATTGAATGCGCTAAATTATATCGACACATTTTCTTGCCGATTAAATCCTGCCTCAATTGAAAACTACTAATCTCAGCACTTAACCATTTAAAGGAATCCATCACATCTTCATTTTCGATGAAACTTACTTCCTCAAAAATCTCCTGCACATCCGCTTTTATGAGCAACGCCAGACCAACAATCACGACTGCACAATCTCCAATGCTGTCCTTGGTTAGCTTCTCATTCTTCTTGAGATAGCCTGCGCATAACTCACCGAACTCTTCACTTAATTTTAAAGACTGCTTATCCAGCCGTCCACCGTTTTCAAGGTCACGGTCAATAAACCATTGTTTTACTTTGTCTATTGTAGTCATCTGTTTCATTCCTCCTTATCTAAAATCCATGCAATATAGACACAAATCAGAGCAAGCATAATGGAATCCGCCAAATTCCCTCTCACTCCACCTAAGATGATAATTTCAAGTATCTTCCAGAGATAGTCCAATACAATAAAATGGACAAATTGGGTTAAGAAGAAGTTATACTTCCCATTAAATCGAACTTTCATAACATCACCTCATCCCCAACTTTCACTTTCTCGTACACGTCCTTCGTAACAACGAACACCCCGTAATCACGTATCGTAAGCGTGTATAACTTGCCATGCCGTCCTTTTTCAACGACCTTACCGAATATCTCACCACCTGCGTTGTCTGCCTTGTAGACAACCATCGGCTTCTTCTCTTCTAGTTCTGCAATCCTGCCCATCTGCCAGATGTTCAATCCAGCAGATAGCAGAATCCAGATAGATATGAATCGTTTCAATCTGTGACCTCATTTCTCAATTCAAAACCAATTCCATATAAGAGCAAATCATTTTGAAAGTCAACGAATGTTTCAATCATCTCAGCTTCTTGAAAGTCGTATTCCTCAACCTTACTTAAGAAATCATCAATATCATTTCTTTGTACACTTCCGTGGTCTGTCTTTGTATGTTCCACGGCTGATTCATAACCATCTACATCAATTGTGTAGCAGATTCTGCCACTTGAATAATCATATTTGTAATTTTTGATAATCACTATTTCATCTCCTTGCTCTTAATTTCTCTAGTGAGTCTATTTTTTAAAACATGACTTGTAAAATAAATACCGTCTGCATATGTATAATAATCAGCGGTTTCTTCAACCCATTGACCTCGTGTGTACGGGTATCTGTTTGGTCGTTTCATGTTACCACCTCACATATAAGTATTTTGTATCGATATCTTGTCCTAAAATACAATCTCTCAATGATCTTAAATCTTCTAACGCACTGCTGACAGTCCCCCATTTGTTTTCAGGTTCATATTGCACATACTTTTCAGGATGCTGTTCCAATTCTGAGATACCACGTTGAATGTTTTCAAAAATATCAGCGACATTGTAAATGGTACCTTGGTCGAAATCCCAATCCATAGCTGCCCTAAACATTTTTCCAAGATTATAAGTTGGAGAACTATTTTCAGGTTCATCTATGGAAATATAATCTCCGCTTTCTATTTTCGCTAAGATTTCCAAATCATAACTCATCACTCCACCTCTCCAATATCATCTTTTTTGATATCAACAACCTCTTCAAGATATTCCTTTGAACACCAATCGTATTCAACGCATTGTCTAATAAATCTTTTTTTATAAAAACAATGCTCTATGTATGCGATTGGAAATAGCAAAGCAATGAAAGGTGAACAAATGATTAAAAATAAATAAATAGCACTTCCACAAACTTTTGAGTCTGCAATATATTCATAAAAATCTGCTAAATCTTTTATTTTTTTAAAATGCCTGATAAAAATAATATAGTTTTTTCTTGTCATTCTGTTAACTCCTCAAAGCGCCCATCTATTTTTGGGCTTATTTCTTTTGAAAATAGGATTTTTCTTTTCTTTTTTCTTCTGCTTGTGATATTCGCTATCTTTGTTAAAAATAATATCTTCATCTTCAATCAGTTCAGGAATGAAGTATCTAGATGGGTATTGTTCAGAGCGTTCCATCACTCAACCTCTTGAATTTCCATACCAGGACAATCAAACACCCAACTCATGTCATTTTCTTCTAGATCGGTTTTAGTATGATATCCTGAATAGAATACTTCATCATAGCTAGAGAAAATATAATCCTCATCTTCAGTGTGATAGTACAACTTTTGTCCGCTTGATTTCAGAGTTACAATATATTTCTTCTCTTTCTCTACCTTGTAGCCGAAAATCCAAGCTAGCGCGAATGTTTCTTGGTGACCTAGGTCTTCGAAGATCCAACGATAAACGTCTTTGTTTTTTGCTTCTTCAGAACGATACAGTGCGTGAGCTAAAGTAATTTTCTTGACTTTGCAGTGTTCAATCCAATCCGCTACAACCTGTGGGTTTGTGACTTTCTCCTGTTCAATCGATTTGTAAATGAAGTTCTCGTCTATACTTACGGTTTCTCCACTGACTAACTTAATTATCTTCTCTCTAGTTCCTAATGTATCGCTTCGAAAACCAACTTCATATCCCTCAATATAAACTTTGTATTTATTCATTTTCCAATTCCTCCTAGTTGTTTTCTAAAAATCCAGCTCTTGCACCTCATGGCTCAAAGACACAAGAGCTAGCAAATTCTTTATACGTCATTCGTCCAAGTCTGACGCATATTCTAGCTCGCTTTTAACGTGGTTCGCGGCACGTTGATTTAGTCGCTAAATAGTAGCAATCTATCGCACCAAAATTCAAGAAAAAACTTGCAGTGTCCATTGTAGACGAAGTAAAGATTCAACATCAATACCTCCTATCCTTCATCCCAGCTGGATAAACAAAGCACCTGCCTGTCGCTCCCTCAAAAATGCGACTTGATAGAGCTCCATTCCCAAAATCGTCCGAGTAAAGTTCTTTAATCTCTTCGCTACTCAGATTCGTATTGATAATCGTATTTGTCCGATTATCCAGGATCTTGAACAATATCTGATGCGCCCACTCGTTCCGCTTCGTATCAGCCTTGCGACTCTCTTTCCCGAGGTCGTCCAAGAAAAGGAAGTCAACCTCAGACAATAGCTTGACCATCTTCGCTTCTGAAAATCCATTGTCAAACTCAAAGCTTTCACGGATCTTGTCAAACAAGGTCACAACAGACACAAACAGTACACTTTTCGGTTCATCATATGCCTTAAACTGTTCATTGAGAAACCGAGCAAAGCCATAGGTCAGATGGCTCTTCCCAACACCAGAAGGGCCAGTGATGATAGCATTCCCAGTCTCACCTTTGGCATAGCAACGCTCCAACCGCTTCACAAAATTCACCGCATTTTCATCGATGTCAACTCGAATCTCATAGTCATGTAGTGACTTGTTGGCCAGCTTGCTTGAAACGATACTATCGCGAGCAAAGACCTCGTAAGTATCTGATAGCTTGCTTTTAACTTCAGATTCCATATTCAGCTGCTTTTCAAAGCGTCTGATATTCTCTTTCTCGCATTCAGGACATTGACTGATTTCCTCAACCTTACCCTTGACAGGGATTTTAACAGACCAGAGATGGCATCCATGGATTTCACAGACATCATCAAGAACCGTTCTAGTTTTGAATTGTTTGAATTGCTCCATCTAAAATCCTAGCCTTTCGTCAACCGTACTATTCAAGATTGTAGAGCGTTTTGGCATAGGCTGATTCAAATAATTGTCCATCTTATTGCCGAAAAGCGTTTGTGGTTGTAGATACTGTTCATACTCTGTACCTTTCCACTTCGCTACCATGACATCCACAACCTTTTTAAAATCTTCAAGGACATAGCCTTCTTTCAGTCTTGCCTTGATAAATTTTTGATGACTAGCTGTATTTACCTTGAAATTTTTTTTAGCTTTCAAATTGAGATAAGAAATAACTTCCTTACAAATCGACAATTTATTATTGTTATTCTCAGTATTAGTATTCTCAGTCTTGATTGTGTGTACTTTTTGCACTTCCGAAAGTGTATTTTCTACACTTCCAATGTGTACTTTTTGCACTTCCTGAAATGTACTTTCTACACTTCCGTTTAGAGCATCAAGATAAATACGGTTCGGTAAGTTCATTCCCTGTCTGACTTCCGTCATTAGACCAGCATCTTTCAATTCCTTTTTGATTTTGATAATCGTCTTGTTGCTATTGCAATTTAAGTCAATCATCAACTGTTCATTTGTGTAATACTGAAAGACATTCCCTTCTTTATCATGCCATCCATTTTTTAAAGATAGTTCTAACCTATCAAATAAAAGCATATAGAGCATTTTAGCGTTATTACTCAATGTCTTATATTTCTCATCATAGATGAATGGCTTTGGAAATTTGAAAAACGATAAGAAACCAGTGACTTCGCTTTTTTTAATCATTGTTCTGCTCCTTTCTTCTAGCTCTTAGTATTGTAGCCATATGTAGGATCTGTTGCTTTATAATCAGATATGTATTTACTTTCTAGCGCCAGTAAGTCATTTTCTGTACCATCTTTTAACTTGTCAATAACCTCGTATGTCCAGTCTGTGATGTCGCTTTTTTTCATCACTTCATGGAAATAACTTCCTGATTGTGCTTTAAAATGTTGGAACCAACGAAAAACAGGATGATTAACAGTTTTTCCGATATAGACCTTACCAGTTTGTTTGTGGGTAATCTTATAGATAAAACCAACGATATCCCCATTCTTGTAAGTTCTATTATCTTCAGCAACTCTGTTCTCATAAAATTGTTCTTCATGCTCTAAGCAACAAAAGTAATAACCACTGTAATTATTATTCTTTATATCAATTCTATTAACAGGATTTTCTCCGCAAAATTTACACGGAATTTTTTCGGTCCAAAAACTTTCCCAGTTTTCACTCAATTCATAAACATTGACAAAAAAGAATTCTCCTTTAGCAGTTCTTTGAGGTATCTTTTCTGAAAAATATTCTGGATAATCTTCTTTGATTTTTGTCAAAACATCCTTCTTAGTTTCTAAATCAAAGTAGAGCCTTAGTTCTACTTGCTGAGAGTAGTAACTATCTTTGTTTTCTTTTCTGTGATTGATTCTCACAAACCAATTTGCCATCTACCCCTCCACACTTGAAAATTTTGTGTATTCTTTGTGAAAATACAACTTCACTGTCCCTAGACTGCCGTGTCGGTTCTTTTCCAGGATCAGCTCTGTCACATTGTTCGCTTCTTGACTGTCAGCTTGCTCTTTCTGATAATAGGCATCACGGTACAAGAAAGCTACAATATCAGCATCTTGCTCAATAGAGCCAGACTCTCGCAAATCTGCAAGCATCGGACGCTTGTCCTGTCTCTGCTCAACTGCCCGGCTTAACTGTGACAAGGCAATGACAGGTACTTTCAAGTCCTTAGCTAGTATCTTCAATTCTCTAGAAATCTCAGAAACCACCTGCTGTCGATTCTCGCCTTTTGATCCAGTGATCAGCTGCAAGTAGTCAATGATAATGACTCCAAGGCCTCCCATTTCCTGGGCAAGTTTACGAGCCTTTGACCGTATCTCAGATATACGAATACCAGCCGTATCATCGACAAAAATAGGAGCGTCATAGAGATTCCCTTGTGCATGTACTAGCCTACTCCATTCCTCAACACTCAGATTCCCAGTTTTGAGATGATACCCTTCTACCATGCCCTCAGATGCTAACATCCGCTCAATCAAGCTTTCTGCCCCCATTTCAAGCGAGAAAATAGCAACAGGCTTTTTCTCTTTCACAGCGATGTACTGAGCGATATTCAGAGCTAACGCCGTTTTCCCCATTGCAGGACGAGCAGCAAGGATAATGAGATTGTCCTCATGAAGACCGGTCGTAATCTTGTCCAGTCCAACGAACCCAGTAGATAAACCTGTCACAACTCCATCTGTCTGCGAGCGAGTCTCGACCATCTGCATGTGTGTATCAAGGATATCAGCCACATTACGAAATCCTGTGCCTGTATTCTGATTGCTGATATCAAGCATAGACTTTTCGGTCTTGGCAATGATGTCGCTAATCGATACATCACCCTGATAAGCACTCGAGAGGGAGTCAGATAGGTCTGCTATCATCTTTCGGAGCGTGGCTTTTTCTTTTACGAGCTTAGCGTAGTACTCCACGTTTTTGGAAGTTGGGGTGGAGTTCACTAACTCCACAACATAGTTCATGCCCCCTATTTTTGAAATATCCCCCTGATTAGTAAGAGCAGACACCATAGTCGTAGCATCGATTGGCTCACCTTTTTCAAGCAATGACAACATGGTCTTAAACACAATCTTGTTAGCAGGCTTGTAGAAATCCTCTGGAGTCAATTCGTCTGCTAGAGATGTCATCGTTTCTGGTGAGATAAAGACTGCACCCAGAACTGACTGTTCAGCTACTTGATCATGAGGTAATATTCTAAAATCATCACTCATGCGCTATTCCCCCAATATTTTTCTAGATCAACATTCATCACTGCAGCAAGGTTCTTTTGCTCGGTCAAGATTTGTCTGCGATAAGGGGCAAGCCCAGCTTGTCGCTCCTCCTCGCTTCGTGGTAAGTAATATCCATTTGGTTTCATCTTCTTAGCTACGATAGGATGCCCAAAATTCACACGCAAGCTTTCGATAATCTCCTCCACCTTACGTTTTGACAATCCAGTTTCTAAGCGGATTTCACTCGCTTGAATGGGCAGGTCGAAAGTCGCGCAATTCATAATCATGTTTAACACACGGATTTCCATCTCACTCATTTCACGACTAACAGTCATGTCTTTGCCCTCCACTTTCTTGGATTCTGCCGAAAATCCATAGTCATTTCTTGATAAAGTAAGCGACCATTTTCAACTAAAAGCTCGGCATTTTGTTTTCTTAGAAGTTCATTATTACTTGCTTCTTCCTGATAGTCCTGAGCGAGCCTGTCATAATCTTCAATACATGCCCGAAAAACTTGTGGTACGTCCTCAATCGATGAAGCGAGGCCTACAGGTGGTTGTGTGTCATAAGTTGACTTTCTGTCACACTTTTTCAAGTTTCTTCGTGCAACTTCTCTGAAGTCTTCTGCTTCTTCAATGAGTATCACCGTTTTTTCTGTATTTTCTTCATCTTTGGCTGTAAGTAGCATCAGAATAAAGATCCCTATAAAGATGGCCATTAAACCTAGCAACTGGCTTGTAATTGTTGGTTCTGTCATATTTAAACTCCTAACTGTTTTTCTTTTTTTAGATTTTCTAGCATTTCAGCTAATGTTTCTTTCTTTGTACGATATCGATTACGACTTTTCCATTTTACAAATAAACGAAATCCCTCGTAGTCGATAAATACAATCTTATGAGTTGGGTTATCGATGAATTGCTTGAAGTCTGGATGTTCTCGCATTTCGCCTGCCCAGACTTTTGCAGTTCCTGGAGTCAACCCTTCCCACCTTTGGCAAAGATGACTATAGTCTCCATGTGTTGCTTTTTCATCAATACCAACCGCTTTATAAGTAATTTCTGCTTTTGGCATGGTATTTTCCTCACTTTCGTGTTATAATTCAGTTAGTAATTTTTGATATGCGCCTGATTGCCGTCAGGTGCTTTTTTTATTTTCTAAAATCTTATTTTCAAATCCAAGCCGTTCATCATATAGTTTAAGAAATAAGCTTTTAAACTCGTTATAGATTTCAAGAGAATATTCAAATTCATCATCATCTAAATCTTTGATTATGCTTGCACCCATTACGGCTAAACTTATATGTCTAAGATGGTCTAATATATCTTGCTTATAAATCTTACGATGCTCATAGTTATCATATCCAACAGCATGTCTTTTTCTACTGTAAATGCCGTCTGGATCTGACTTCCCCATTCTAAGTTCCTGTCTTGATGGTTCGTCCGTTATTTGAGAGGCAAAATGTCTACTTAATCTTCCAGAAATTAGTGGATATTTTGTGTTTATTTGTCTCAAATCTTCCGAAGACATGTGAACATCTCTAAAATCTTTCTTTTTTCTCGGCAAGCTATTTCTTGCAATAGCTTCAGCAATCATCAATTCAAGATCTTGCTTAGATATGGTTATAACTTCTTCCATTTTCTATCCCTCCGCTTATACATCTCCTTTAAAAGGATTTACTCCAACCCACTTCATAGTCGCTATTTGATTGATATTAACCATAACGCCACCTATATACAAAAACCTATTTTTAGGATTTTCAACAAATTGGAATAATTCAACAATTTTCATTACAGGATTCGTCACTTCTATTCTCTTACCGTTTGATAGAGTAATAACTGCTGTAGCCATTTCTGCAACTGGTATAGAGTTTTTCAAACCTTTTTCCGAAATTAAATTTGCCATAATTTTCCTACTCCTCAAATTTTTCTTACTCAATCCCGTAATCTTCAATAACCTGAAGAATGAAACTGTTCGCTCGTGGACCTTTAGTCGTTCCACTTAGAATATTTGTTACTTCCTGTCGTTTAAAGCCATAAGCAACCGCTAAAGTTGCTTTTTTGATCCCTTTCTCTTTCAAAAAAGCATTAACTCTTTCACGACCGTTTGCGATATCTGGCATATACGTTCCTCCTATTTGCTAATTTGTAAATAAGAAACAACTAAATTTTTAACTATTTTTTATCTTTTCGCTTGACTATTTTAAACAAATAATTTAAAATGAAAGCATAATAAAAAGCACTAATAAAACTATAAATACCGTTCGCCAAAACATTTTTATAATTTATTTTTTAGTTGTTTTTTTAGTTGTAACTTACTTACAAAAACTATTTTAAATCATTTATTTAATTTTGTCAACAGTTTTAAATAAATAATTTAAATATTTTTTGTCAATCTCTTAGAAAGGTTGATTTAACAATGTTTCCGACATTTGAAAAAGTTAGAGAATTAGCAAAAAAACAAGGCTTATCTCTAAATCAAGTAGAAGAAAAACTTGGATACAGTAAAAATACTCTGTATTCTTTAAAGCGACAAAAGGTCAGCTCCGAACGATTACAAGAAATCGCTGACTACTTCAACGTGTCCACTGATTATCTTCTAGGTCGTACAGATAACCCAGTTATCGCTGGGGATACCGTCACAAAAATAGAAATAGACCTCAAAAAGGACGCAGCAGAAAGCTTCTTTTACGATGGACACGAACTCAATGACGAAGATTTTGATCTTATCTCCTCGTTACTAGAAGCTCGTATGAGAAATAGAAAGTAATACTTGCCTATGACAACACCCGAACAAGTCTGTTCTGAACAAGGTATCGATCTAGTTTATTTTGATGGTAGAGGTTCCCACAATAAAGGACTTTACAACCAACCCCACAATCTCATAGCGGTAGACACTTACCTAGATGATATTGAGAAAAAGAAAGTCATCTATCACGAGATAGGACACAAAGAGCACGACCCAGAACAGTACAAACGAAGACGAGAAGAATACGAACTCCAAGCAGATAGAAACATGATACACTACCTGCTAAAAGAAGAACTTGAAACAATGGATGACTTCACTAATTTTAACTACCTTCATTTCATGGAGAAATACAACCTCAAAACCATGACAAATGAAATCATGGTCAAAGAAGAATATTTAGCTTTGGTTAATTAGAAAGGGTAAAGCTAATGAAGAAAATAACTTTGCTAGCAACAGCTTTAATTCTCGCATCTTTTTTAGTAGCATGTAGCGATACTAAAGAAAATAACGCATCAAAAACTAGTGAACTATCAAAAGCGTCTTCTGGTTCTAGTCGTGAACTTAAAAAATCAGAAGGTCAAGCAAAAATTGTTCCTGCAAAAGATTTTAAATCAACACCTATCGGAGAGTATAAAATTGTGGATAATAATCGGTACGGCGCTTGGCCAGATGATACTAAGCTAGTTATTGATGATTCTGTAGAACAAGTCGTTGACCCAAGTACGGTTTTCTCCAAATATTTAGTTCATTTGAATGGAGATAAGGATAGCCCTGCTATCTTAAAAATGTTTATTGAAGATAAAGAAAAATTCGATGTAACTAAAGTTTCAAAATTTTATGTACGAGCAAATGGTACACATTCATACAAAGGGAAAGAAATCCCTTTGTTTCTAGTGGATGGATTTGAGTATTAAAAAATCCCCACACTCGCCATCGCCAAACTTTGAGTGTGAGGAAATCGTCTATAAGAAACAACCATTCAAAAGGTCGTTTTCTTATACCCATTTTATCAAAAAAGTGAGGTAAATGCAATGTGGATTGAAGAACTTCCTAATGGAAGATTTCGGTTTGCGGAAAGATATAAAGATCCGTATACTGAAAAAATGAAAAAAATATCTATCGTGCTTGATAGCAAGTCACCCCGTGCAAAAAAAGAAGCACAAAAGATACTTGATGAAAAGATAGCAGAAAAGCTCCAAAGTCTTACTACTACTGATATGCTTTTCACGGACGTGCTAAACGACTGGTGGGAGCTTCATAAAAAGTCTATCAAGCCTTCTACCATAAAAACCATGGTCTATGCTGTAGATGAAGTAAAAGAGACTTTTGCGCCTGATGTGAAAATAAAAAATATCACTGCTAAGTACACTCAGCAGTACTTCACCGATTCGGAAGAAAATCATATCAAACTCAAAAAGCAAAAGTCTGTACTAAGCATGGTCTTTAAGTATGCACTTGATATGGAGCTGATTGATAGCAATCCTGTCCAGCGTGTAAGACTTCCTAAAAAGGTTGTCACATACGAAAATATGGAACGGATTGAGGATAAGTTCCTTGAGCAAAGTGAGCTAAAAAGACTTCTGAAGGCTATGAAAAAATATAATCGGGGCTACCACGTTGCCCGCATGGCGGAATTCATGGCGCTGAACGGTTGCCGTGTCGGGGAAGCTGGGGCGCTGAAGTTTGAGAATTATGATAGAGAAAACAAAACAATCACAATCAATGGTACTTTAGACCCAACCCGCAAAGGTTCTGAAGGTATCAAGACCACGCCTAAAACTTTATCATCTATAAGAGTTGTTGACTTGACCAAAAAAGAGATAGAAATCATTGAAGAATTTATTGAGTTACATAAAATCAGAAAGAGTACCAATCCTAGCTACAAAGACATGGGCTTTATCTTCGTTTCAGCTAATGGAATTCCGATTCATAAGTCAAGTATAGGAAAACTTATGAAAAATGCCAATGCCACTCTTAAAAATCCAATCAATAAACCACTTCACCCGCATATACTACGTCATACGCTGATCAGTACGCTTGCTGAAAACAATATCCCTTTAAAAGCAATCACTCAACGTGTTGGGCATAAAGATAATGGTAAGACAACCATGGAGATTTACACGCACGTTACCAAAAATATAAAATCAAAAGTTGTAAACGTGCTAGACAAAATTTATAAATAG